GCGTCACGTCGCCGGCGCCTCGGCCCAAAGCTGAGCGCACATCGCCTCGATCCCGCCGGGCATCACCATCGCGCTGGTGTCCACCGCGCCGCATCCGGGCGCCTCGAGCGGGTAGCCGTGCGGCCCAATGGTCTGCGGCTCCGTGCCGCGGTACTGCCACAGGAACAGGTGCGCCAGGTCGGTCCCAGTGCGCGTCACGAGGTCAGACGGTAGCGTCGCGCCGTACAGCGCGATCGCCGACCGGCCGCAACCGAGCCGGTCCTTGACGCCGACCGAGCGTAGCAACTCGCCGCCGTACAGCGTCGGCAGCCGCCCGGTCAGCTGGCGGTAGCGCTCGGACCATTCGCGCGTGCGATCCTCGACCTGCGCGCGCGACGGGTTCGCGATCGACTGGCCGCCGCGCTCGACGTCGACCATTCCCCAGAGCGTGCCGCGGCGCTCGCCGCCGGCCGCCTCGACGACGCGAACGAACAGTTCGGCCTGCGGTCCACCCGGTACCGAGAGGTCGAGGAAGTCGTAGAACCCATCGAACGCGTCGACGCCGTAGCGGTCGCCGGCCGCGTCGAGGAAGGTGCTTCGCTCTCGGGTGAGCCACTCGTCGTAGCGGTAGCGGCCTCCCTGGCTGGCCTTGAAGATGGCGCCACACCAGGGCAGGCCAGCGGCCATGAACGCGCGCCAGTCCTTACGGCCATCGCGTGGGTACACATCGACGATCAACGGATCGGTCATGGATCACTCCCAGGACAAGTCGGGTTGTCGCGGCGCGAGCATCTGCTCCACCTCGGTCGCCGCTTCGCGTTCTGCGCCGGCCCGGTTCGTCGCACCGTTGTCTGAAGCCGTCCAGATTCCGGTCGGACATTGCCGAGCGTTCTGCGCATCACGGCACCCCGAAGTCCCTGCTCAGCTGCGCGGCGACCCGCTCGAGGAACCGACGCGAAATCTGCTCGGGCTGCGCGTACTTCTCGAACACCGGGGCAAGGAACGGTCGCGCCGGGATCTGGATCACCGCGATGCCGGTGCTCGAGTGGCCCGAGCTCGGCCCGTCCAGGCCGGCGTGTCGAAACGCCGCGTGAAGGAATGCTCGCGCCCGCGGTGTGAGCCGGACGACGATCGGCCGCGACCCGTGCTCGTGCAGCGCGGCGATGTTCACGAGCGACTTCCCGGCCCGGTTCCGCGCGGTCCGGAGTACGCCCACGAACACTCGGTCGCCGTCCTTGACGACCGTGATGCTGTTGCGGAGGTCTCCCTGGACGATCAGCGCCTTGGTGCCCCGGAAGCCGCGGAACTGCCGGATCGCCAGGGTGGTCGGTGCGGGCGGCGCGAAGGCTCGGCCGCCGGGCGCCTGCTCGCGGATGCCCTCGATGATCTTGGTCCGGAGGAACTGCGCCTCCTGCAGGAGCGCCTTGTCGAACGCTGCCTGCATGCGCCGCGGCGCGGCGGCGAGGAGCTTGCCGACCTGGCTCCAGGGGCCGATCTTCTTCACATCGATCATCAAGTGCCCTGCGCCCCGAGGGCGCGCTCGCCGAACGTGGCGAGGAGGAGGTTGCGTCGCCCGCCGAGTCCAAACTGGGGTTGCGGCTCGGTCAGGTAGAGCCCTGGCGGGGTTCGGACGGCCTGGACCAACTCGCCGGTGCGGAGGTCGCGGATCGCGACGAGGCGATCGCCGACCCGCAGAAGGGCGTCCCCCGTGGCCGGGTCCACGAGGCCCAGCTGCTCGAGGTCCGCGAAGTGGAACACCAGCACCAGGTGCGAGCGCGGCGAGTTGCCAGTGGCGAGCTCGGCGAGCACGCCGAACGACTGGACCTCGATCTGGCACGGTACGCGGATCGAGGGCTTCTCGCGGCGCGCGTCCCGGCGTGGCCCGCCTGCGCTCGGCACAAGCACCGTCTCGTGGAAGTCGGTGTCGTAGCCCGACGTCAGCGGGCCGGGGCCGTCCGGATCGGCCGCGGTCGCGGCAGTGTCGAGCTGCGCGAACTCGGCCGCCAGCGGGTTGATCAGCCGGCCGCGCACTCAGGCGGCTCCGAGCTGCGGGGGCCGCTGATACGAGACCAAGATCGCATCGATCTCCGGATCGCCGGTGAGCACGCCCTGGGCGCGAAGCGGGTCGAGGTTGTAGCCCTGATCGCGCGTCCGCTCGCTCACCAGGCGCCAGCGCTGCTGGCGGTCCTCGCGCCGCGCGACGTCGGTCATCGTCGGGATCTCGCGCAGCACGAGGAGCTTGGTGACGTGGCGGATGAGCTCCGGCGTGCGGCCGACGGGGGAGCCGTCCGGATCCGTGAAGCCGAACAGGCCGTCGACGACGACGTTCTGCACGCCGCGCAGCCACACCAGCGAGCCGAGCCCGAGGCTCGCCGCCGGCGTGGCCTGGACGCCGAGCAGGTCCGACTCGTGGAAGAACTCGAGCCGCGGGTTCTCGCGGTCGTCGGGGTCGAGGAGCCCCTGCGTCAGGTGGCGGTTGTAGACGCGGAAGAGCGACGGCGCCACGGCGAGCTCGCCGACCTCGGCCGGCATGGCGACCTGCAGCGTCACGTCGCGCACCGCGATGATCGGATGCCCGAGCAGCTGGATCCGGCCGCCGCTGCCGTCGAGGGCCAGGGTCATCGGCCGCGGCTCGAAGAACCGGCCGGTCATCCGGTCGACGTACTGGCTGGCCAGGCGGATGAGCCGCGCGAGCCGCGCGTCCGTCGCCTCCGCCGCGGTCACGCCTTCGGTGTGCAGGTCCGAGACGAGCGCGTAGCCGGAGCGATAGGAGCCCGCGCCCGCGGCGAGTACGTCGAAGTCCACGGTCACGACCTGCTCCGGGGCGCCCGGTGTGCTCTGAACGAACCACCGCAGCTCGTGGGCGCCGAGTGCCTCGCTGTCCGGCGGCGTCCAGCGCGCGACGACGTGGCCGGCGCCGAGCTTGTCGCCTGCGGGCCGGGGGTCGGTGATGTTCACCGGGGCGCGGGCGTTCGGTGTCTCCGGGAACACCTGGACCGGGTTCGCGCGCCTGGCATCGTCGCTGACGTCGAAGATCTGGAACGCCGCCGCGGCAGCGTCGACAAGCACACCCCGCACGGGCGTGAACAGCTCGAGCACCGGGTTGGCGCCGTCGCTGGACTGCCCGCGCGCGATCGCCGGCATGGTCAGCGCCCGGTCTCGGCACCGCCGGCGGCGCCCACGGTGTCCGCCGCGACGCGCTGGAGCCGCTCGATCGTGGCTTCGAGCGCGCCGGCCTGGCCCTCGAGCCGGTAGGCGTCCGCGGCCCACTCCTTCTCGCACAGTAGCAGGTGGCGCATCGCAGCGCGGCCCTGCTCGCGCAGCAGCAGCGCCAGCGCGGTGAGCGTTGCATCGAGCTCGCCGCTCGCCCCCGGCTCCGCGGCGGCCGCGCGGACGGCCGCCCAGCGCTTCGCGAGCACGCCGCTCCGCAGATCGGCATCGACCTGGGCGGCGAGTGCGCGGGGGAGTTCGACCGCGAGCGCCCGACACGCCGTGGCCATCCCGACATGCTGCGGAATCTGCGCGCCGCGCAGCCGGCGAACGAGCGCCGCGTGCTCCGCGGCGAGCGCGCGGATCGACTGGGCCGGATCGGCCGGCACGCCGGCAGCTGTGTCGTTGGCGTCGGTGCCGGTCATGCGCGCCGTCCTGCCGCCGCAGCGGTGCGCCCGCGCCGGCCCGGATCGCGTAGGTCCGCGGTGGTCAGGTCGCCGCCGAGCGCGGTGACGTCGCGCGCTGTCGCCACGTTGGGCTCGGCTGCCCGCGCCCGCTCCTCGGCCTTCTTCTTCTCGGCGGCATCGATCCGCTCGGCCTCGTCCTGGCTGCAGACGTCGAACGCCAGCGGCGAGTCCTCATCGTTGGGCACCTGGTGCACGGTGGCCAGGTACGCCGCGACGTGGTCGGTCACGCGGTACCAGCCCTTGTGCTCCTCGAAGGTGGTCGCGAATGCCGTGTAGCGGCGGATGACGTGCCCCTTCTTGGTGTCGAAGGGCTTGAGGCGAATGAGCTTTGCCATATCGGGTCTCCTTCAGACCTTGGTCGTCTTGAGGACGGCCGCCGCGATCGCGTTGACCTTCGCCTTGAGCTCGTTGAGCAGCGCCTGCTCGCCCGGTCCGTAGGCGGCGGTCGCGTCCGCGGCGGCGACTGGCGCCGGCTTGAGCGCGGCGAGGTCGTCGGCGATGTCGCGCAGCGCGTCGGCGAGGGTGGGCTGCCCGGCCGCGCCGCCCGGGGTGAGGTTGGCGCCGCCAGAGCCAAACCGCTTCGAGATCTTCGCCATCAGGCACTCACCTTCACGTTGACGGCCTTCACCACCGCGGTCTCCTCGGCGTACTTCACGTCGAACCGCAGCGTCGCGACGATCACGAGCACGCCGTCGGTGACGATCTTGTCGACCTCGACGCGGATGTTGCGCCAGATGCCGACGTTGATGTTCTTGGGATCGGTGAGCAGGATCGAGGTCGCGTTCTTCCCCGGCCCCTGGGCCTCGGGGAACATCGGCACGTCGATCACCGGCACCCCGGAGTAGGTCGCCGGCACGTCCTCCTCGACGTACTTGTCGCCGCTCGCGGTCGCGCGCTCGGACAGCGAGTCCTTGTAGTCGATCTCGGAGTTGACCGAGGTGAAGAACCGCAGCTGCTTCTTGTTGCGGACGAACGGGTGCGGCAGCGTCTTCAGCATGTCGCGGAACACGGCCTTGTTGGTCGTCTGACCTTGCGCGTCCACGATGTTCGAGGTCGCCTGCTTGAGGATGCCGTCGAGCTTGGCCAGGAACGGATCGGCGTTGCCCCGCTCGCCCTGGATCACGACCTCGTCGACGTCGCGCGCGATGGCCTCGGCCATCAGCTGCATCATCGTCTGCCGCAGCTGGCCGCGCTCGATCGAGTCCTCGAGCACCTCGTTGTTGAGCCGGACCTCGGCCTTGAACAGCTGCGCGTCGAGCTCGACCTTGCCGAGGTTGGGCACCGCGCGGTCGGCCGCGGCGAGCGCCGTGGCCTCCGAGCCCGAGCGGAGGATCCGGTTGGCGAACCGGATCTTCTCGATCAGCTGCTTGGGGCTCCGCATCGGAACGACGGTCGCCTGCTTGAGGATGACCGCCTCGTTGATGAGGATGCGCAT